AATGTGCACACAAAAACACGACGCTATCGCGCATCGAATCGAAACCAAAAACTTTCACGCCGTTGTAATGTTTCCCTGAATCTTCGCCCCATAGCGGCCACACTAGCCGCTCGCATTTCGGGCAGCGGAAGTGCCATTCGTCTTGCTGTCCTGCGAGGTAAAACGTCGCAACCTCGCGGCCTTCATCCGGTGCCGTGGTGATATGCGTGCCCTGCCTGTCCCATCGCCCGCCCATGCGCTTTTCAAATTCGATGAGCCTTCCGTCTGGGTAGCTTTCGAGATGGCTCTCATCGGTCTGGCAGTAACGCACCTGCACAGACTGCGCGGATGATATGCCGGGGCCGGTGATTTGCAGAAATTTCGACCTGAAAAGCACAAGATCGTTGGTCATCGCGTATTTGTCGCGAGATAGCAGCCGCATGGCGTCGGGGTTAGAGCGTATCCATTCCTTCCCGCGCGTCTTTGCCCATGTCGCCGCGTCGTCATCGGTCTGGCAGACAATCATCTGGTCGCCCACGTCGCACACGATGCGCTTCAAGTTGATGATTTGCCCGGCGACGGTGCCCATGCAGCTTGACGCCTTGAAAATGACTAGCCGCTTGCATGAAATGTCATCCGCCGCCTCAAAGGGCTTTCTGAGAAAAGGATAGTATTCATCGCGAAACGGCCCGGTGATTGGGCTGGATTTGTCGAAGCGGATTTGCGCGCGGGCGAAGTCGAGCGTTTTCATGCGATTAAATTTGCGCGCCGATGCTCAAAGCATTCTCGTCCGCTGTATTGAGTCGGGAATGCTCGCGTTGGCTTGTCGATTTTTGCACAATGTCCATCGAAGTATTTCCCCGCGCCAAGGTGCAGCGTGCCGCCTTTCGGAAAAAGAGCAGGGATTTTGTCCACAATCGCCCCCCGCTTGAAGTGCGCGCAGTCATTGCAATCCGCATCAATCGTCTGCATTTCGATGATGTCCTGCGGTGTCAATTTCGCGTCAAACGCGTGCCACTCCTTGGCCTCGTCCGCCGTCATTTCGCGGGGCTGCTGCGTGCTCCAATACCGTTTCATGCGGCGACTTCCTCGCGTCGAATTGTGGCGGCGCTGTCCCACGATAGCAAGCGGTCGGACGGTTCCACGCCTTGCCACGGCTGCGCCTCAATCACATGCTCGCCACTTGGCGCAACGCGCACCGTCTCCGTGAGGATGCGGCGGAAAACGCTTCCGTCTGGCCTGAGAAAAACGGCGTTACGCTCGCGAGTGTAGGCTATCATACGGTCAACCATTTCGGCAGCACGGAATCTGCCTTCGCGCTCGCCAGCGCCCCGTCCTTCGCGGCCCGCCAGTTGTCAGCGGATGCGCGGTGAAAAGCCTCTGGCGAGTCGCACAGCGCGGCGGATTGGGCATCGGCGATGATTCGCTGTTCGAGGGCGAGGTCAATCGTGAGGATCAACTGGGCGAAGATTTCCCGCGCTTCCTCCACGCTGATCTTCTCGCCATCCTTCCGCTCAGTCGCGACTCCGCGATCATAGGCTAGAAGGATCTTCGCCGTCTTGCCGAAGTTGTCGCGCGCCGTGATAAGCTCGCACTCCACCCGCGCGATTTGCTCGCGGTTGTCCTTCGTTTCCGCCGCATTTGGACTGAGTTCGCCGAGCGCGGCGAGCCGAGCCTCCGCGTCGTCAATTTGCGCGGAGAATTTCGCGGCGTCCATTTGCAGCCGCTTGAGCACGGCAGGCGCGGCGAGTTCCTGCACGGCATCCGGCGCGGCATCGGGTTTGCGTTTAGCGGCCATTTTCGAGTAGGTGTTTCAGTAATTTCGGCCCGCTGGTCGTGCCCTTCCGCGCCAGCCATGCGGCGTGCAATTCCGGCGAGAGGCGCATACACAGTGCCACGGGCGCGGGCTTGCGCTTGCGGCCTGAGCCGGGACGTTTGCCTCCGCGTGTCATTTTGCCTCCCCTGCGGCAATCATGGCGTCGGCTTGCTGGTATGCAAGCCGTGCAAGCTCGCGGTGCATCAACTCCTCCGCGCCGTTGGCGATGGTGTCCTCGCGACTCAGCAGCGCGGCCATTGCCAGCCCTGCGAAGTGCTGACGCAGGCTCATGCCGGGGCCTAACGAATTGCCGGATTCCCCTAGCGGCTTCCAGTGCTCGGGAAACGCTGACCCGCCGTTGTTGATTGGAGTGCTCATTTGCAGATCAGCGCAACGTGCGCCGCGCGGCTTTCGTCAAGGTATGCGCCAATCTTGGCGGACAGCGCAGAGTCGTGCATGTCAGCGGCACCGCGCAGATGACACAGCACCTCGCGGGCGGTGTAGAGTTCGCCAGACGCCGAGCGGCGGGACATGGCGTCAATGAGTTGGGCGAGGAGAATGGAATCGGATGTCATAGCGGGAGTGCGTGTGAGGGTGTAGGGTGAAGGCGCATCCTGTTCGCGGATGGCGAAAAGATGCTCACGCTGTTCACGGGGTGTCATTGTGAGGCTCATGGCTGGAAGTGGTGCGTTCATTTTGTCGGGTTGTCGGGTTGTTGCCGCTCGGCGTGGTGCCTTGCGTTGGAGACAAGCTAGTGCCGCACTTGAAAGCGCGCAAGCATTTTTTCAAAGTATTTTCAGCCGTGCGTAAAGTGCTGACTTGCGGGGCAGCTACGCCGCGCGATGAAACACCGCTTGCACGATTTCAGTGCGCGCCTTGCCAAATGGCGGGGCGGGTAGAATCCCCCGGCGTGACTGAGGCGTGACGGGAGCGTGACTGTGCGTGACTGTGCGTGACATTCGTTCCGTAATGCTGACAGTAATCCGCCACGGCTGACGGTGGCTGACGGTGGCTTGCGACGCTTACGCTCGGCGCACCGTAGTCGAAAAAAGCCGCTACGGTGGAATTCCCCTTGCCAGCGCGCCGTGCCGGTGCAATACTCCCCGCGTCGCCAATCACGGCGACGCGCCGAATCGCACCGGCTCAAAAAGCCTTTTCATTGCCTTCCCTGCGCCTTGGTATTCGCCAAGGGTGCGACGCAGGGAAGGCACCTTTTGTCCATGAAATCATCCTGTATCCAACACCCCGCAAGCGAATCCCTGCTGATCATTCGGCAGTGGCAAATCGAGGCGACTGGAACCACTTGCGCCGCCGCCCTGCTGTCTTTTTTTGAGTATTGGCATGACGTAAAGCTCGGAATGCGGGAGAAGGCGCGGCAAGCCAACGCGGTTGCGGTGAGTCACGGCGACAACGGAACCCAAGACGCGAGCCTTTACCAGTTCCACACTGCCGAGGAACTGCACTCCGGCATCATGGCGCTCTACAATAAACGGAGCATCCGCGAAGCGATTTTGAGGCTCACCGAGATGGGGGTTATCTCTGTGCATCGTAACCCAAACAGCCGCTACAAGTTCGACAACACGCGGCACTTTCTTTTCTACCCTGAAGCGGTGAACAAATGGCTCTCCCAAAGGACATGTGGCAAAAAGGACCGACGAGAGAATCAAAAGGCGCGACCAGCGAACCAAAAGGACGGAACAATACCTAAGACTTCCTCTGAGACTTCCTCTGAGACTTCAAAGAAAGAAAAGGGTGCTTTTGCAAAGCACCAGTTGTTTTTCGGAGAAAAAAAGCCGCTGCATCCGTATCCGACTTCGGTGGAGGCGATGCACGAGACGCTCAAACAGCACGGCGTAGAACCGAATTCCGATTATGACGGCAACTTCTTCGCCTCGATGCAAAGATGCGGATGGCTCATCAAAGGCAAGCCGGTGCATGACTGGATCGCCACGTATGCCGCGAGACTCGCGAAAACTACCCCCACAAAATAAAAAGAAAATAATTGTTGACGCACGGACGCAGCCCGCTAGATTCGACCCCATGAACAACACGAACACCACCAGCGCGGCCCGCGACGAAAGGCAAAAGTTTGCAGTATTCACCACGAACCGAAACACCGGCAGCTTTTCGCATATCGGCACGTTCGACACGAATGAAGAAGCCGAAGCGAAAGCGGCGGCAAATCGCGGCGGCAACTGGCACGCATGGGTGGAAATCGCCCGATAAATTCGCCCTCACATGAGAACTAAAGGAAGCTGCAAATTCGACCCATACTGGAAAATCGAGCGATGGAACGCCAAGCTCATGTGCTGGCAGGTCATTCAGGTCACATACCCGACACTCGAAATGGCGAGACTTCACGCCGAGGTCGGGCAGGGAAAATATCGCATCACCGAATGCACAGAGAAGGGATTCACGATACTGCCATGACGCAATTCACCATGTTTGCGCCGGAGCAATCCGAGGCGAAGAAATACAGCGCGAAGATCGAGGCTCCGATCTACGAACCGAAAAACCAGCAACCACATGTGGTCACGCTCTGCAATGACGGGAAAACGCGCGAGCTTCTGCGCGAGATTGACGATTCGAGCCTGCCGGATGCTGAGAAGGCGTTTCTACGCGCGGCGGCACACCGCCACAGCGTTTTCAATTACGAACGCTGTGCGGACTACTACGCGCACGCCACGCCCGAAATGCAGCGACTCATGGAACGCTCCGCGCTTGTCATTATTGACTTTAACGCGGCCATCGAAAACGGATTTGTGAGACTCTGCGACGAAATCAAAGGCCAATTTTTGGAGGAATACAACGATGGAAAAGCTACCTGATACTTTTGCCGTTTTCATCCTCACGCACGGAAGGCCGGATAATGTCATCACGGCAAAGACGCTCGCCAAGTGCGGCTACACCGGCAAACTGTTCTTCATCGTGGACAACGAGGACAAGACGGTGGACCGCTACATTGAGAACTTCGGGCGCGAGCGTGTGATGATCTTCCGCAAGAAGGAAGTCGCGGACGCCTGCGACGAGGGCAACAACTTCGATGAGCGGCGCACAATCCTCATGGCGCGCAACGCCTGCTTCGACATCGCAAAAGCAATTGGCGTGACGCACTTCTTGCAGCTCGATGACGATTACTACTACTTCGGCTATCGCTTTGAAACCGGGGCGAGGAAAATCATCAATCTTAACGCCGCGTTTGCAATCGTCTTGAACTACTACAAGTCGGCGAACATCGCGTCCATCGCATTCGGGCAAGGCGGCGACCACATCGGCGGGTTTTCTGGAATCAAATTGAAACGCAAGTGCATGAACTCTTTCTTTTGCTCAACCGAACGCCAGTTTCGATTCGTCGGCGCGATGAACGAGGACGTGAACACGTTCACGACGCTCGGGAGCAGGGGGAGCCTTTTCTTGACGTTCACGGGGCTACAACTCGACCAGAAGGACACGCAATCGCAAGCGAGCGGAATTACCGAAATGTATCTCCGTTTCGGCACGTTCTGCAAGGCGTTCACGACCGTGATGATGATGCCTGGGAGCACGAAGGTTTCGATGATGAACACGAGCAACCCGCGCATCCATCACCTCATCAACTGGAGGGCAACCGTGCCGTGCATCGTCCGAGAGACGCACCGCAAAGCGGACATCACCGACACGCTGGCAGGGCTGGCCGAGGACGCCGCCGAGGCAGCACAAGACCGATAACCCCATGAGAAACCGCACCCACTCCGCAAACACGCACCTCAACTACAAGAGCCGCTGGAAGGAGCGCGACGCCGTGAGCAGCAAACGCCACGGCGAAAGCTGCGACGACATCCGCCTCGCCTGCCACCTGTGGCTCCTCAAACGCTGCCCCGGCTACGCGCAAGAGCACGCCGAGCTGGTTGACATGGCCGCACGCAACTTCACCCGCGCCTAGACAGGCCCGCAAAGGCCCCTAGCAGCCCCGCCACGGCCTTTTCAGCGCATTCCGCTACGTTGACACGCCAAACCGCGAAACAGGCGCATTTCCCGCGCGTTCCCGCTACGTCGCATCGCAAAGCACGCGCAAAGCACGCCAAGATGCGCCGATATGCAATGCGATAGCTTATGCACGCGCAGGCTCTCGCTTATCTGGCGCAACACAGGCAATGCACTTGCTATGCGATAGCTTATGCACGCAATAGGCGCAATAGGCGATAGCTAGGCGTATTAGGGGCGCGCATACCCCTATGGGACCCCTCTATTTACAGCGAAATACAGGCACGGCGCTGAAAGCAGGGTATTTTCCCCACTCGAATGATGTTGACAACCTAGAGATTTCCGACTAAAAGCAATATCTTATGCAAACTCATCACAAGCTCGAAATGGCCGCGCGCCCAAACAAGTGCAGCGCGGAGTTCTTGAAGCAATGCAGCGACAACTACCACAAAGGAGGCGGAAAGGAGCGCCAGCGGCTCTGGATAGCGCGAATGACGCCTGAGCAAAGGGAGAGAAAGGCAGCAGCTAGCCGCGCGTGGAAGGAGAGAAACACCGTCCGCATGAGCCTTTTGCGGTGGGCGTCAAACTGCAAGGAGCGAGTTCGGAAGAAAAACCCCGGCGTTGCCAGTATTTCGGCTTGGGAGTTTATCGGGTGCAACGTGGTGGAGCTACAGGCGCACGTCGATGGTATGTTCCGCGAAGGTATCGGGTGGCACAATCGGAATGAATGGGAGCTTGACCACATCCGACCGCTTTGCGAGTTCGACTTGACCGACATTGAACAGGTGAAGCAATGCCTTCATTATAGCAACGTGCAGATTCTGATTATCGGGCCGCATTGGGATAAAGCGAGGCAGGAAAGCCGAGCGTTCATGGATAAGCTGGCGCGCGAATACTGGCAGGAACTCAGAGGCGGCGAATATCCCGGCTTCGCAAAGGCGTGGAATGATTTCACTAAGTTTAGAGCGTTACGCAAGGCGTTATGACAGCGCAATGGCATAGCTGGCCGATAAACGTGCCGACACTAGGCAGCGTCGTGCATGTAGCTACGCCGACAAGCAGGCGGAAAGGCGTGGTGATAGCGAGCAAGCCGGAAGCGGTGCTAGTGCTACGCTATTCAAAAGCCGTGCCACGCGATAGGAAAAAATAGAGCGTATCAATGCCGATAGCTATGCCGATAAGGTGGATATTTCTAGCCACGTTACGGGATAGAGTGGATAAAAAACGACACTCAACTTCCGTGCCAACTGCCCGAAATGGGCAAAAATAGCCAGCGTGAGCAAAAAT